TCGGTGGTTTGCTCAGTGCTTTGGCCTTCGTCCTCAATGACAATGGTGTCATCGTCTTGGTTTTCTTCTCCTGATACTGCCTTTGTGTTCATCTTCTGACCCTATCAAACTCACCCATTAGAACGGCTGGGTGGATGCCGTTTATCACATTCTCGCGCTTTTTCGTTCATCTTACAACTGGCTGAACGATCTGGCCTTGCAAAATTTGTTGCACTGCCTCTGCATTTGTGAGCGCCATGTTCTGCGCGGTCTCGTCGACCTTGCCCAAAGTTTCTAGCGTTTGAGCACGTTTGAGTTCTGCGCTGGCCACGGTTTCGACGGTGTCGGCTCTGGCTTTGGCTGCCTTGGCTGTTTCATTCTCAGCTGCGGCTTGCAGATACATGGCATTCGGGTCTTGTGGCTTGCCCTGCATTTCGGCCATGAGTTCTTCGGCTTCCATGTCGGTTGGCTTAACCACACCCATGCGCAGGAGCTTCTTGCGGAAGTAAGCATTGGCATCGCTGATACCTTCGCCTTCCATGTTCATCATGGCCATTGCCGTGATCACTTGGGCTGTCTCTGGGTCTTGAGTGATCTGGAGCATGCCGGTCAAGGCGCGAACAGTTGCCTGGCGCTTGGTGCTGCTCGATGGTCCAACGTCTGCGATCACATCGAATGTGGCGCTGGTCAAATCATTAGCCATGACCACTTCGCCAGTTTCCTGATCGATGGTTGGCTGCATCAATTCGACCATGCCAGCCTCGCCAGTTGGCGCGATCGTCTTCATCTTGCGCTTGTCTTCGATGTAGATATCCTTGGCCATCGACAACCAGATTTCACCGCATCGCTTCATGCCCTTGGCAAAGTTGCTCATGTAGATGAAGGCTTGGCCATCGACTCGGGCTTGAATCATCTCAACGGCTTTGCCTGAAATGTTGCTCACCATCTTGTCTGCGCCAGCTGGATTGCCCAGAATGTCTTGCATGTCGGTTTCGGTGATCTGCAAGAGCGCGGCCATTGCCGGTGGAATGGCTGCACTGCGGGTGTAAGCCACTGGACCGCTGACTGCCTGGTTTCCGTTCTGGTCTGTGATCGGGTTGATCAGCAGGTACGGATAGTCCTTGAGGTTGTCCTCGGCCCACATGACTTGGTGGCCAGCGACCTGCTCAGGTGTGAGGATTGGCTTCTCGACCGACGACAAGGCGCTGATCTCACCCAGCTTGGACAGTTGCATGTTTTTGAGGCGCTGGGCATCTTTGGCCAGACGCACATGGCCCATGCATCGCTCGACGTTGTCGACAAACCAGCGCTTTCCGTAGACGACCACGATCGGAATGCACTTGCCTGCGATGTAGCCTGCGTCTTCGAGCACCTTGCCGCCTGACATGATGTACTTGTGCACGCGCTTGGTCTTGATCCTGCGCTGGCGCACTTCGACTGTGCCGATGGCTGCCAGAGTTTCCTCAAGCATTTCGTCCTTGGCAAAGTCGGCTTGGGTGTAGCGTTCTTCCTCGCCTGTGATAGTCTGGAAAATGCGGATGGTCTCGGTCTTTTCCTCGACCTTGTAGTACTCGGCCACATAGACCACATCGGGTGTGCACCAGTCGAATTCGTACTGGTGGATGATCTTTGGCCAACTTGCTGGGTCATCACCCCATGTGTCTTTGTAGGCCTGTTGTGTCATCGATGTGACGACAAAGCAGAATCGGGCATCTGACTTGTCTTGGCGCTTGGCCTGCAAGTCAAAGAACACCGAGCTGTCAGCGTCAAAGATTGGCTCGATGCGGATGCGCTGGCGGTCGTCCTCTGGGTCTTCCTCGTTTTCATAGACGGTGCGCAAGCGCCAGGCACCGATGCCGCCACCGACCGCTTCCTCGAAGGCGTTGTCGTAGGCTTCATCGGCCACCGATGCCTGCTCGTCTGCGCGGTAAAGGCCATCGCAGACCTCGGCCAATCTATTGTTCTCAGCGCCATCTTTGGAGACAAAGTCGACTGTGATGCGGTTGTTTCGGTATTCGTTGACCACTCGGATCACGGCCAGCATGATCTTGTTGACCTCGAACTTGGGTTTGTTCTCGTACTGGTCCCAGAGTGGGCCTTCCCACTGGCTGCCTGCTAGGGAGTAGAAGCGTCTGTCTTGCAGGCATTGCAAGCGCTCGTCGCGCAGTGCGCTTTGCACATCATCGAATTGCGCGAGGGCTTCGTCGTGCAGGTTCGCAAGGCGTTGATCGTTTGAGAGTCGGGCCATGTTATATCCTCATTTTGTGTGATTTTCTCACCATTTCTTTACATTTGGCAATGGAGTGAATGTTGCAGGCTTCGTGATGGCCGATCGTCTCACACCTTCGCAGGCATAACGCAGGGCATCGATCACGTGGTTTTTCTTGTCTTCGAGAACCGGCAAGATTTTGCCGGTCAGTGGGTCTTGTTTGTAACTGTACAGCGTCAGCTCGTCAATTGTGTGGATGCACCGAGGATGCACAACGATGTCGTAGTTCTTCAGGAACTCAATGCCTTCCTCGACCGACTTCGGACCTTTGACCGCTGTCATGATCTTTGGAAAGCCATTCTTTTTCATGTGGCTGATCGTCTCTGGTCTAGCTGAGTCTGCCACGATTGGCCACTTCTCGGCCTCTGGCACTTGCATGAACAGCTCAGGCGTGTTGACGATCTCGCATCCGACCATGTAGGCCTCGTAGTCGATGTACAGCGTGCGGCCAACAATGTGGCAGCGCACCAACGTGGTCGGGTCGACCGCGAATCCCCAATCTGCACCGAGACGGTGGATTGCGTCTGGCGGTGCCTCGAAGTCCTCGACACGCCAGTTCTTGAACACCCTGGTGTTGCTGTTTGTGAGGTAGCTTCCCATCCAGACATGCTGGTATTTGTCTGGGTCGCGCCTCTTGTCGTACTCCATTTCGTCGCGCAGGACTTGTGGAAACCAAGGGTTGTCGGTGAAGTTGACCTTCAGAACTTGCGCGTCCTTTGGAGGTGTCGGGCCTCGCAGCAGGAAGTCGACAGGGTCGTTTTGCTGGCGCGGATTCCATGTAAACCACAGCTCGGAGTCGGGCTTACGGATGGTTGGCCGCAGCAGGTCGAGGCTGGTCTGGCTCAGGCTTTGAGCCTCCTCCACCCAAGCGCAGTCGTAACCTTCGAGCGACTTGATCGAGTCGGCTGTGTGGTTTTGCATGCCTTGAAAGATGATCATGCCATCGCCTTTGCGCGACTTGATCACGGCTTCTTGCACCTCGAAGTATGCGCCAGCGTTCATTTGCTCGATCTTGGTTTCGAGCAGGCGCTTGACAGACTGGTTGAGAGACTTCTGGATTTCACGCACGCAGACGCTTCTGCGCTTCTGGTCCATGATGTGGGCCTCGATCATCAGCTCGGCAAACATGTGGGACTTGCCAGAGCCTCGGCCACCCCAAGCGCCTTTGTATCGGCTTGGCTCCAGCAGTGGAAGTGCCCACTCAGGTGTTGGAAGCTGTAAAACTGTCATGCCTTGACAACCACGCGCTCAATTCTTTGCACCAGGGGATTGGCAGGATCGCCAGAAACTTCGATCTTGTCGCCAAACTTCTTTGGGGCCAGCTTGGACAGCAGCCATTTGCGTGTGTCAACTTGTAGTCTGTGCTTTTGCACTGCCGCCCAGTCTTTCTTGCCATCCACGGCCACGCCAACGTCTTGATCGCTGATCTCCATGATCTCTGTGGCCATGCGTTCGATCAGGTCTTCCCTCGCGCGCGCGTAATTCTCCGCAAGGGTAGCATCATCATCCACCCACCGTGAGAAGGTGCTTTGAGGAACACCAGCTGCTTGACATGCTTTGAAGGCGCTCAGGCCGCTGCGCATTCCTTTGAGCACCATGTCAGAGATCACAGCTCGGTCTTCACTGCCAGGCTTAGTTCGCTTGGTTGGAGCTTTTGCTTTGTGTGATTTTGTGGTCATTGTGTATTGTCCTTCATGTTTTCGATTCGCGCCAGCTTCATGGCATCTTTTAAATCCATCCTGAGTTGCTCATTTGCGGCCTGCTCATCTTGGAGTCGGATGTAGACCTCAGTTGCAAACTTGGCCAGCGTGTCATGTTGCCAGCTTGCAAAGTTTGGGGTTTCTCTTTGTTTTGTCATGTTAGTAATTGCTCACATTTTTGTGGATAACTTTTCCCAAATTTTCCGCATCCAGTTGCCCCTACCTGCCCCTAGCGTATACGCTTTAGGGGCGGGGCGGGGCGATTTAACTGGCTTTTGCCCCTAATCCCTGAAAACCCCTAGGGGCAGTCAGGGGCGTTTAGGGGCGATTCTTTGCCTCACTTTTCTGCATCATCATTGCGCTGACTTGAACCTCGTTGATGAAAATCCATCCATGTTCGAAGGTCTCCAGCGTGCCTGCATTGAGCAGTTGCGCGATAATTCCTTCTGGTCTGGATGCTTCTGTTTTGTTCTTTGCGGTGCGCTCGGCCATGCCATCTTTGACCAGAAGATCACGCAGTGCTGACCTGCTCAGGTAGGGCATACCATCACGTTCTTCTGCACCAGATGACCACCAAGCACGCTCGACTGTCCTGACATTCTCGTCATGCTTTGTAGGTTTTTTGTGGGGTTTTGTGGCATTTGATTCATCGTCTGGGATGGCCACGCAGGTTGTTGCAGGGCCACCGAACTTTGAGATTCCCATCTCGACCACTTCCAGTTTGAAGTAGATCGCTTCGCCTTTGCTTGGTAGTTCACGCTGTTTGGTCACGTTGACCATGCGGATGCCTTCTTTTTCGATTACTTCGATTTCGGTATCGATGTGTGCTCGGATGCCTGACCAGCCACGTGCGCCTTTGGCTGCGTCTTTGCCGTTGTGGTGGATGATCATCAGGGCTGCGCCTGTTGCGGTGGCCACCTGATCGAATCTGGCCATGACTGGCCCCATGTCCTCACCGCTGTTTTCGTTGGCTCCTGCGCTCATTCTGGCCAGTGTGTCACCGATGATCAGGCGCACCGGTCTGCCTTTGATTTGCTCAATGGCTCTGACCAGCTCAATCACATCGTGGGCATCTTGGTCACCGTTGTAGAAGTTCATCGGGACTGGAACCATTGCCAAGTTCTCAAGGTCGCAGCCGTGGTACTTCTTGATGGCCTGCATGCGTGATCGGATGCTGGCAGGGGCTTCGCTGGCCAGATAGATCACCAAGCCTGCATCAGTCTTTCTGCCATAGCAGTCGGTTCCAGTTGCGATTGCTGTGGCCACCGAGAGCGCCCAGAATGTTTTGCCTGAGTTGCTGTCACCGTAGACCACCACCGAGCTGCCGATAGTCATGAGGCCTTCGACCAGCTCGTCTGGTGCTTCATAGTCGCTGCCAAGCTGGTCACCAAATACGACTTTGAGCTTGTCGATCACCGCTGTGCCTGTTTGTTGGATCAGCAGGCCTGCGAGGTCGTGGCCAGCCTGTGCATAATCGTTGGCATCACCGAGTATCGGAGGCATAACCATGCGTGCACCGTATTTGGCGCTGGCTTGCTCTGCGTAGCGTTGGCCGACACCGCTTTGGTCATGGTCTGCGACGATCACGATGTCTTGAGTTGCTCCATACATTTCCCTGAGTGTGCCAGTGACCGGCACCAGATTGCTGGCGCTGTAGGCCACCACGACTGGCCTGTCGGTGGTTTCGTGGATGGTGGCTGCCGTTGCGAAGCCCTCGGCAACGTACAGCGTTCCAGGCTCATCTAGTGAGCCTACCATCCAAAACTTGCCGCCTGTTTGACCGCCTGGATGATAGAGCTTGCCGCCATCCTCGTCGATGTATTGCAGGGTGCTGAGTGTTCCATCTGCATCGTAGAGTGGCACCATCAATCGGCCATCGCCTGTAATCCGAACACCATGTGTCTGGATTCCTTTGCGCTTTAGGTATGGGTGATCAGGATGTGCCGCACCACCACTGAGCCAGATTTTCTCGACTGTCTCGCTTGCGACTTGGTGCTGGCGCTCTTGAGCTGCTTCGCGCAGGACTTTTGACTCGTTGATTCGTCTAGCGTGTGCCATTTCCTCAAATTCAGTCAGTTTGCGTCCTACGTCTGCACGCCATGTGATTTCCATGCCTGCACGCCAGCAGCCGAATCGACCGGCTGGGATGCCATCACCGAACACCAGATACCAGCCTGGCTTGTCACCGTGGCCAGGCGAGCCTTTGGTGCCTGAACGGAATCTGTGAATCTTGCCATCGAAGTGGATTTCCTCTGGTGGCTCAAGCCCTGCCGCACGCATTGCGTCAATGAGTTGCGTCTCTGGTGGTGCGACGAGCTTTTCTGGTGGTGGTGCCCAAGGGCCACCGAGTACTTTTGAGAGGTCAACCATTGACTGTTGCCTCCTGCCTGCTTAGATAGTCGCTCAGTGCTTTGACCGTGTCATACAAGGGCTTGGATTCGTCTTGCATGAACCTGTAAACCGTGGCTGGATGCACGCCAGCATTCTCTGCAACCCTCTTGAGATTGGCATCTTCCAGCCGTTTTTTGATCTGCTCAACAGTCATCATAATTTGCACCTTAAAAAAAATATTTGCGGAAGTGCTTGCACTATACCTTATTTTTGGTTTATGATGCAAGCACACCTCGAACTGATTCCCAGACGGAGGTGCAAAAAATAGGAGAGCCAAATGGCTATCAATTTGAAATCGACCGGCAGCTTGTCTGCCAATGGAGTGAAGTTGTTGGTGTACGGCCAAGCCGGTGCTGGTAAGACCACGCTCGTCAAGACCTTGCCCAATGTGATTGTTCTCAGTGCCGAGGGTGGCCTGCTGTCCATTCAGGACGCTGATCTGCCTTACATCGAGATCGCCTCGATGGACGACTTGCGCGAGGCCTTCACATGGGCCAGAGACAGCAAGGAGGCCGCAGGCTTTCAGTCGGTGGCGCTTGACTCGATCAGCGAAGTTGCTGAGGTGGTCTTGTCCCATGAGATGAAGAAGTCCAAGGATGGCCGCGCAGCTTATGGCGAGATGAACAGCACCATGCAGGAGTTGATTCGCGCCTTCCGCGATCTGCCTGGCAAGCATGTCTACATGTCGGCCAAGCTGGAGAAGTCCACCGACGAGATGGGCAAGATGCTCTATAACCCAGGCATGCCTGGCAAGAGCCTGACACAAGGCCTGCCTTACTTCTTTGATGAAGTGCTGGCGCTGCGTGTCGAGCGTGATGCCGAGGGTGTGACCCAGCGTGCGCTGATGTGCGACTCTGATGGCCTCTGGCTGGCTAAGGATCGCTCTGGCAAGTTGGAGGCTTGGGAAGCGCCTGATCTGGGTGGAATCATTTCCAAGATCGGAGGCAAAGCATGACCGCCAAGATTTTGCCCAATGACATGAACGAGCTGGCCAGCATGTGGTTGGCTGCCAAGAAGCAGGAAGAAGATGCGACAGCGGATCGACGCGATATTGAGGACCACATCAAGAAGTTGGCAACTATTGCCGAAAACCTTGAAGGCACAGAAACTGTCGAGCCTGGTCGATTCGAGATCAAGATTATTGGCCGCATCGACCGCAAAGTCGACGGAGACAAGGTGCAAGAGCTTGCCGCTGAGTTCGGTCTGACCGATCACTTGGCCAAGTTGTTTCGCTGGAAACCTGAGATCAACATGGCCATCTGGAAGGCAGCAGACGAGTCCATCACCAAACCGCTTGCCGGTGCAATCACGGCCAAGCCTGGCCGCCCATCTTTCAAAATTATCCCCAAGGAGTAAATCATGGCTTTTTTAAACGAAGAATTCAACATCAACGAACTGCCCCAAGGCAATGGCAACTTTGAGCCACTTCCTGCTGGCTGGTACACCGCCACCATCTCTCAGTCTGAGTTGAAGGCAACCAAGGCAGGAAACGGCCAGTACATCAAACTGCGCTATGACATCACTGGCCCAAGCCACCAAGGTCGTGTGGTGTTTGGCAACTTGAACATCAAGAATGCAAACCCCAAGGCCGAGGAGATTGGTCGCCAGCAGCTCGGAGACATCATGCGTGCAATTGGCTTGGCCAAAGTGACCGACACCGACCAGTTGATCGGTGGCCAGATCGCCATCAAGCTGGAGGTCAAAGAGGACGCTCAGTATGGTGCAAGCAATGAGGTAAAGGGCTTCAAGTCTGTGTCTGGAAGCGTAGCGCCAGCTGCGGCCATTCCTCAAGTCCAAAGCAATTCTGCACCTGCCAAGGCTGCTCCACCTTGGGCTAAGAAGTAAACAAAAAAATGCCCAGACTAGCGTGAACTGGTCTGGGCAAACTCATCAAAGGAGAGACAACATGAAAATCCCTGAGCCAAATAATAGCATCCAGTCATTGATTGACAAGCACCATGAGGCCATTGCTGAGGTGCCACGCCCACACCTTGGAGCCAGTACGCTTGGCCATGTGTGTGATCGGTGGCTGTGGCTGTCTTTCCGCTGGGCTGTGCAGCCGAGCTTCCCTGGTCGAATCCTGCGCTTGTTTCGTCGTGGCCACCAAGAGGAGGCCAACATCATCAGCGACTTGCGTGCCATTGGCATCGATGTGCGCAAGGTGTCTGCCCAGCACCGTGTGGATTTTGGCTGCCACGTGTCTGGCAGCATCGATGCGATCATCGATAAGGGTGTGCCAGATGCACCCAAGTCCAAGCACATTGCCGAGTTCAAGACCGCATCCAAAAAAGCATTTGATGATCTGGAGAAGAATGGCGTGGAGAAGTCCAAGCCTGAGCACTTTGTGCAGATGCAGGTCTACATGGCAGGCACTGGCATCGATCGTGCGCTGTACTTGACCGTCTGCAAGGATGATGACCGTATCCACACCGAGCGCGTGAAGTTCGACAAGGATGTGGCAGGAAAGGCCATTGCTCGCGGCCAGCGCATTGCTTTGAGTGACCGCATGCCTGAGCCGATCAGCTCAGATGCGAGCTGGTATCAGTGCAAGTTCTGTGATGCGCATGAGTTCTGCCACCAGTCCAAGACCACCAAGCATGTGAACTGCCGCACCTGCGCTTTGGCCACAACGATGCCTGACTCGACTTGGCACTGTGCCAAGTGGGATGCTGAGATTCCTTTGGATTCACAGCGCACTGGTTGCGAGTCGCACGTTCTGCACCCTGATCTGGTGCCTTGGCAGCGCAAGGATGGTCCGAACGAATTCACCGCTGTATATGAGATCAATGGCGTGAATCTGGCCAATGGCGATCCTGAGCAGGAAGGCGTTTGGGGTAGCAAGGAGTTGCTGGCTAATGCCAACGCCTGCGCCAGCGGTGATCCTTTGATTGCTGAGATGCGCAAGGACTTTGGTGGAAGGATTGTGGGATGAAAGAAGTCAAGTCTGTTTGGGTTCGACCTATTCCACCAAAGCAAATTTGCGATAAGTTGGCTATTTGTCAGTCTAAGACTGCACCAAGTTGTCCTGTCGGGGTTTGCCGATTAAAGGTTAAAGATGCTCCGTGACTACCAACAGCGCACCATCGACGAGCTGTACCGATGGTTTGAGGCTGGTAATGCTGGCAATCCTTGTCTGGTGCTGCCGACCGGCTCAGGCAAGTCGCACATCGTGGCTGCGCTGTGCAAGGATGCCTTGCAGAACTGGCCAGAGACTCGGGTTCTCATGCTGACCCATGTCAAGGAGTTGATCGAGCAGAATGCCGAGAAGATGCGCCAGCATTGGCCTGGTGCACCGATGGGCATCTACAGCGCCAGCATTGGCCAGAAAGACTTGAGCGAGCCGATCACTTTCGCTGGCATCCAGTCTGTGCGCACCAAGGCCGGTGCGCTTGGCCACATCGATCTGGTGATCATCGACGAATGCCACTTGGTCAATCACAAGGACGAGGGTGGCTATCGCAAGCTACTTGGCGAGTTGAAGGCCATCAATCCGCACCTGCGTGTGATTGGCCTGACTGCCACGCCTTACCGTTTAGGGCATGGCCTGATCACCGACAAGCCTGCGCTGTTTGACGATCTGCTCACGCCTGTCAGCATCGAGGAGCTGGTGTTCAAGGGCTATCTGGCCACGCTGCGCTCTAAGGTAACCAAGGCCAAGCTAGATGTGAGTGGCGTGAAGAAGCGCGGAGGCGAGTTCATCGAGTCCGAATTGCAGGCCGCTGTGGACACCGACGACAAGAATCAGGCCGTGGTGCATGAGGTCATGGGCTTGGCTGGTGAGCGCAAGGCTTGGCTGTTTTTCTGTGCTGGCGTGAAGCATGCCGAGCACGTGGCCGAAGTCCTGCGCCAGCAAGGTGTGACTGCTGAGTGCGTGACTGGTGAGACACCAAAAAAAGAGCGCGAGCGCATGTTGGCCGACTTCAAGGCAGGCCGTGTGCGTGCGCTCACCAATGCCAATGTGTTAACCACTGGCTTTGACTATCCCGACATCGATCTGGTGGTGATGCTGCGCCCGACCATGAGCGCCAGTCTTTATGTGCAAATGGCAGGCCGTGGCATGAGGGTCAAGAGCCACACCGATCACTGCTTGGTGCTCGACTTTGCTGGTGTGGTCGAGTCTCATGGTCCGATCACCAATGTGCAGCCACCAAAGAAGGGTGGCGATGGCAATGGCGAGGCACCAGTCAAGGTGTGCGATCACTGCGGTGAGTTGGTGCACATCTCGGTGATGCTTTGCCCTTCATGCGGTGAGCAGTTTCCTGAACCAGTAAAAAAATCGATGGTGTTGCGAAATGACGACATCATGGGTCTGGATGGCCAAGAGCTGGATGTGACGAGCTGGACATGGCGCAAGCACATTAGCAAGGCCTCTGGCATCGAGATGCTGGCCGTTACTTACTACGGAGGCCTCAGCGACACACCGATCACCGAGTATTTGCCAATCATGCATGAAGGCTATGCAGGCCAGCGTGCAATGAGCCAGCTTCTGAGCATTGCCAACAGCGCCAGCATTGTGCCTGGTGGTCTGAATGTGAAGACGTTGGAGGACATGGTGCAGAACATGAACAAAGCCACGCCACCGGAGATGATCGAGTATCGCAAAGACGGAAAGTTTTTTAGGGTAATGAAAAGGAGTTGGGAATGACAGTTGAAGAACAAATGAATCGAATGCACAAGCTCAAGGTTTGTGATGTGTGCAGTCGTGAGGCCGATCCGCTTGGTGGTGTCACGGTGCGTGCCAAGTGGCATTGCGCTCGTTGCTGGGTGAAGCTGATGCAAAGGGGTCTGAAATGAGCCGACCACCAGAGCCACAATTTTTGGTTGACTATCGCGAGTGGATCAAGGCCGGTCCACCGAAGTGCTGCCATACCTGCGAGATGTACGGCACAGATGGCCTGTGCACCGAGTTCTTCATGACACCGCCAGCCGAGTTTGCTGCCGAGGTGGATGCCTGCCCTAAGTGGGAGCCAGAATGCCCATTTTGACCGACCGCATACCAACCGAGCATGAGGAGCAGCGCGAGCTGGTGCGCTGGTT